CAGGGTTCTCGATTTTGTGACGCTCGCAATACTTCTCCCATTCCGCACGAATACTCTCTAAAAGAGTAATCGTTTCTGTAAGGTGAACCTTCACAATAGAAGGAGGGTTGTTGTTTATCTTGAGTTGTTCAGCAGTGCTGGATTGTACCAGCTCTGCTATTGAAAAATTTGCCATACTATTCTTCTATTTTTTGATTTACATTTTTCTCTTCACCAATGTAGTCAGCGACATACTGAATAACTTTCTTTGCATCTCTATCTGAAGCTGCACTAACGACTGATTGAATGATGCGCTGCATATCAGCAGCAGTACTCTTTCTCTCTCTTGCATGTTCAATGAGACTCTTTGTTTCTATGATGAGTAAGGAAGCAGAGAACAGTAATGTACAGATAGGGAAAGTCTTAACACCTAACAGAGAACAAGACGTGAAAATCACGACATCGATAATCAAGGCGATAAGGAGAAATCGCCAATACTCACCAATCTTACCAAGCGTCTTACGCATAAGGTGCGAAGTCAAAGGCTTCTTCAATTTGTTTTGCGTATAAACTCTGTCCCATAGGTCGATGAAGGCTGCGCTAACGACTAAAGCCCACATCACGACACATGTTATAAGATGTGTAGCTACAGAGTGAATAAACTCTGGTGTAAACTGTAATTCAACTATATCCATACGAACACCTCCTTTACAATAGGAAAAGAAAAACACCCACGATCGCACCAAGCATACCTGCACAGACATCGAGCCAATCGAACTGCTCCTTTCTGTAGTAGTAATCGAC